ATAAAGAATGTTCTCAAAGAGGTGTATTGGACCAAAATATACAAATAGTTCCTAATTGTGGGAATTCTATTTTTGATTTATCTCAGAAAAGAAATGGCATCGCTCGTTGAAAATGGACATTTTAAAAATGTCCAAAATTGATTTCCCCAAAATAGTTTTGTATTTCACTACTCTCAAAAACGGGTTGTTACCATAATGCAGTAATTACGAAAAAACATAAAAAATTTTGTTACTGATAAAAAAAAGTATATATACACGGCAAATGATTTAGGGACAAAATGTGTCAGTATAATAAAGACGATTTGGATGACAGATTTTGTCCCAAAAATCCCCAAAACATATATATGTAAATATTGTAACTATAATACAAGCAATAAGAAGGATTATAATAAGCATTTATTGACTGCAAAACACAAACGACTGACGGAGGCTGACGGTATTTATCCCAAAGAACAAATACACCATAGTTGCAGTTGTGGCAAGATATATAAACAGAGACAGAGCTTGTTTAAGCACCGTAAGGCATGTAATTATGATTTAAACCAGCAAGGTCAAGGATACAATCCGGTAATGTTAGACGAACGTCATGCAAGTGAGGGCGATACAGTAGATAAGATAGACAATGCCTCGCACATTACTTCAAATGCCAATTCTAGTAATATATTTACAACATTTCAGCAACAGAGTACACTTATCCTAGAATTGGTGAAAGAAAACAAAGAATTTAAGGAGCTTTTAATAGAACAAAATAAACAAATAATAGAATTGTCCAAGAATACTGGAAATACAATAACCAACAACAATACGACAAACAACAATAAATTTAATCTCAATTTTTTCTTGAATGAAACATGTAAGGACGCAATTACGATGAACGAGTTCATCAATTCCATAGAAGTGTCAATGGAGGATTTCATTCGAACCGGTAATATAGGATTTGTAGATGGCATTTCGAAGGTTATGGTTGAGCGTATCAAAGATATGGAATTGCATACACGACCAATGCACTGCACTGATCTGAAACGTGAAACCGTATATATTAAAGACGATAGCAAATGGGAGAAGGACGATATTAATAAATCATCTCTGCGCAAAGCGGTAAAGAATGTGGCGAATAAGAATTACAAATTATTACAGAAGTGGTATGACAATTCAAAACCAAATGTAGAACAGATTGGTACAGAAGACTGTGAGAATTATTTCAAGTATTACAAAGCATCGCTTGGAGGATATGATAAGGAGGAGGATAAGAAATTCGAAGAGAAAATCATAAAGAATGTACTCAAAGAAGTTGTATTAGAAAAGAATACATAGTAGGTGCATCGTAATAGAAAATTGAAGAAAGTATATTTTGATACAAACAATAATAAAATACTACTATATACCTAAGCATGAGTGAATATAATTGTGAAAAATGTGGACGAGACTTTAAACAGAAGTCACGGTTAGACAAACATAAACTACGAAAAACTCCATGTGCCAAGGTAAAGCCCCAGACGGAAGAAGTCAACCAAATCGTTGAACCGGTACAACCAGCAGATGCTGACCAACGACCAGCTTTGAAGCCAATCGTTAAATGGAGTGGCGGAAAGACTGACGAATTGAAACAAATAATTCCGCATATTCCGGACAATTATACTACATATTTAGAGCCATTTATTGGCGGAGGTGCAGTATATTTCAATGTAAATCCGAAGAAAGCGGTGATAAGTGATGTTCATAAAGAATTGGTGGATCTTTACCAATCAATAAAGAACGGGAAATCAAATGAGATATATAACTTTATGAAAGAACATCCAAACGAAGAAGAAACCTATTACAAGGTGAGAGCATATGATAATACAGACGTGTTAGACAATGCAAAGCGCTTCTATTATCTGAGAAAAACCTGTTTTAGAGGCATGTTAAGATACAATAGCAAAGGCCAGTTCAATATTCCTTATGGTAGATATAAAAATTACAACTATGAAGAGATCAAAGATAAAAACTACGAAGAGTTGTTAAGGAGGACAGACGTATTTAATGAGAGTTTTGAATACATATTTGATAACTACAATGACAGCAATAATTTTATGTTTCTAGATCCACCCTATGATAGTGAGTTTACAGATTATGGATATTGCACTTTTGGAAAGGAAGAACAAGAAAAATTGGCAAAGTGTTTCAAAGAGACTAAGATAAAGTGTCTTATGATAATTGGAAAAACGCCCTTTATTGAAGATTTGTATAAGGACTACATAGTAGATGAATATGATAAAAAATATAGGTTTAAACTACATTCCGGTCGGATAGGTAGTGAAATAAATACGAAACATCTCATCATTAAGAACTACTAGTACAAAACATTGCATCAGCTATATTATTCAAGAACCGTGCATATCGGTCCTCTGTAAAATGGAGATCAACATGTAACAATTCCAGGTATTGGTTGATTCCAAACAAATGGTTAGTAATGGGTGTATATTTTTTTTGTATGGTGCTGGGAATATCACGATAGTTCAGAAATCGGAACCCCAATAAACACCAATTTATTTCGTAATCACTGTATTCTTGTTCTAATTCCTTTACAATATCTAAGCATTTGTTGTATGTTGATTTCGATTTTTCGGTGTCTAGGTTGATATTTGCTTTGAGTTCGGCATAATACACGATTTTATTTTCAGTATCGACAAATAAGTGGTCCTTCTCTTTTTCGCCCTTTTTATTCTGCGTTTTGGCATTCATAAGTTTCGTATTTTGTAGTATTATTTCGACAAGTAGCTTTTCATATCCAATGCCCAATCTAATGCACTCTGATTGCGACATGGGTCTAGTTATCAAATATGACAAGCTACACAGATCTTTGTTACTGTTAGAGGAACAGTTAGTAATATATTCATTTTCCGCAATAAGTCGATCAAGGTCATGATCGGTTACTGTTGTAGATGACATGATAGGCAATACACAATTATGTATTGTATGAACAACCAATCAATTTTTTCTTGCATTATGCATACAGTAAGTATACATAATACGAAATAAACATTTTTTATCAATATTTAGTTAGGTCCGGTAGCATCAACTTCGGCAGTGGTTCCAACTGGTCCATTTGACTTCTTACCGCCAACACGGGTAAAACCGTCGTCATAGGCAGACTTATCCTCGTCTTCGCGGCGGCGAGGTTTCTTGGTAGTGGGGCGCTGTTGTGTATTGCGTGTCTCACACATGAGACTACCGCCATTAATTCCAGTAATATCAGTAGCCTTATACTCATGTGGTCCATTTGTAGATTTAACACGAGCAAACTCTACATATTCACCTTGAACCAGATATTTGTATTGAGAATTAGTTACATTAATCGCAGAAAAATGCACAAATGTGTCACTTTCTATATTATCCACATTTGTCGTAATAAACCCATAACCGGCCTTGTTATTAAACCACTTTACTTTACCGGTAAGACGCTGTGTATGTGTTTCTGTGTCGGAACTCATTGTATAATACAATTGCGTGAAGTGTTTATATTGTTTGGATTTTATATAGTATTACTATATACACAAATGAAACGTTTAGCATTGACCAGGAGTACCATGTCTATTATATTTATGATTGCTATATTGTCAGTCTCGATAGGATTGAGTATATATGTGGTATTAAGTAAAACGCTCCAACCAACCGAAGGGTTTGAAAAGCTCCAACCGATGCAGGGTAGTTGCTGTGGAAATGCTTCTGCACATGAAGTGCCATTATGGCAAAGCTCTATATCGAACGATACTCGACCACGCAGTAATCCAGTTCTGGTGAAAGAACCAGACGATCCTATTGGGACAGGTGGTACAACAACGATTTCCAAAACAAAACCAAATAAATATGATTTCTTAAATACAGAGATCGAATTAGACGAGCCAAATATAGAAAATAAACAGGTCGATCGAGAACAATCCAAATTATTAAGTCTACGCCCAACGGACAGTCTAAGATATAAATTAAGAGACCCACGTGTCAAGCGTCCAAAAATGACAAAGAACACACAACCAATCATAAAGCAATTGAAGGGTAATGCAAACAGTGTTTGGTTTGGAAAGTAATCACCATGATGAGTTAGACCTCCTCGGTAAAAATGTCGATCAAAGATGCATACAAAGGGGGGTCGTTATATAGAATTGTATAGCAATATTTAATATAGTTCTCGATCTCATCATTTATGCTGTTACATAAGGGTAGTATATAGTCAAGTCGCTTTAAATTTGCTCGATGTTTGTTCTTATAATTTAAAATATGAGTGTCTTCATATTCTGAATTATGTACTTCTTGGTTATGAATAGTGTCCCATGGAAGAGAGTGATTATGTAAAAAAATATACATATACCCCAATGAAATTAGATCATCCCGTCTAGACGGAAGAGAACCACAATGGACATGAAAACTTACATATCTAGGAGTACCAATAATATGTTCCCGATCTTCCTCGTCAATTAGATGATTAGAGTTTTCGTCTACATAAAAGGTAGCAAACCCGAAATCAATAAGAAATAGTTCTCCATTTTTCAACATAATATTTTGCGGTTTAATGTCTCTATGTATAACTAATTTGGTATGTACAAACGATAATATGTTTATTAATGATATCATAATCGAGTTTATTTTAGTTAATGTCATACTCTTCTTTTGTATATAATCATACAGAGAACAATCGTACAAAGACATTACCAAACACGAACATTCTGCATGTCGACCAAACCAATAAACGATTGGTATATCACGAGAACCTTGATCATACAAATACTTTAATATAGATGTTTCGTTTTTTAGCAATTTCATGTCTGAATGCGTTGGCTCCATTTTGATAGCAACTTGTATATTAGTTCGGACATTTGTTGCTCTATATATTGTACCAAAACACCCCCCTCCAATGTTCTCGGATATTATATATTTGTTTGCAATCTTAGTTTCCATTCCATGATGTAATACATAGAGCAGTGTATTTATTTCATATTTCACAATAAATTATATATGTGCGTTATGTATACCAGATGAATAAACTAGTAGAGATAATAGATAACATAATTGAGTATGCCGGAAAGCACTACGAGAACCTAGTAGTAACACTATATGCAGTTTATTTTGTATTATTCTTCGGAATAATAAACATCGACCCTGAGTACATTAACGATCTTAGATGGGCAATGCAAGTATTCGTGTGTGTATTTTTAATATACCGTTTCAATCCGTTAAAAACTCATGTATTGAAACCGTATGACGCGAAAATCATATTTAGCAGTGCGTTATTTTTATTAGTGAACACAGGATTGGTAGAAATATTTGAACGGTATTGGAAGGAAATGCCAATAACTTCTGTAATGGGATAAAGATAACGCAATAATGTAGAGTAACGCGACAATGGAGAAAGAGACAGATTATAACATCAATCAAATTTTTGAAGACGCAATAAAAGACCCCAGTTTATTTTCAACCATAGACATAGATAATTTACTCAATTCCATAGAAACGGACAAGAATGACTATTTAGATACAAAAACTGACCAATCAATCATCGATGAAATTTACGAACAAATAACCGGACAAATAAGTGATAAAGATATAACCGAAGAATTATGCAAAAAGTTGGCGGGGTATCGTTATGTAGATGAAATAAATGAACTACATAAAGGGAAACATGTGCGATGGATCCGCATTGGGAGTGACCGGTTAACATGTGGTGGGATAGTAGTGGACATAAAATTCTTAGATAATGGAATACAAGTTTTGTGCAAAAATTCAATGAACCGGTTTATACAATATAAATTTGATGATTGTATAACGTTTCAAAAGTTAACTTTGGATGAGCAGGTAATTCTAATGGCATACAAATACACGTTAGATAATTAGTTTTCGGGTGGATCTTCCTAAGCGTTGTCTTTTCTTTTTAGTCCGCGCTAATTTATTGGCAATATAAAAGAAATCGCGTAAATGATACATTATTTTCTGAGCTACCAATATATCGGTTTCTAGATCTCGTATACGAGGGTTGCCAGTATTATAGGTGTCTCGGCTAATAAAATACGTAAGTAGATGCGTTTGTATTGTTTCCGTGGTAGCATTTGGTAGAGTTAGTCGTAATTTGGACGAGACAAACCTATGTATAATATCATTGGTCGACAAATGATGAATGTATGACTTAGGTTGAATATAATAGACGCGTCCTTGTTTCATTTCTGGGTAATTTGCATTATCTAAAAAGAAGATCTCTGTATTTTTGGGTAGAAGAGTACACCTAATAAAATCCGGATATGTTTTTGAATGTGTAGTTCGTGAAGGTTCTACCCGGCGATTATTGATTTTAAATGCAGAAATTATCTGATTAAAAATGTTTCCTTTCACCTTTAATTTATAGTTTAGATACTGTGATATTAGGTCAACCCAATTCGGTTCACATTGATTGTTCGTATAAATATAAATACTACCACATTCACCCGTTTTTTTCTTTTCAATTAAGTATTCCAATATAGGAATTATTCCGTAACGTAAAAATTCTGGATACAAGTCTAATAGGTTATTAAAACTAACAGGACAATTGTCATCAGAAAAATCCTGTAATCCTGACCATAATATTTCTAAATCTGTAAAGGATCCTAACGTTTCATCCAAATCGAACGCAATAACCCGAGGTGTAGTTTTCAATCGTTTCTTATAAAATTGTTTTCCTTTATATAATTTATAATCTGCATAAATACCGGTCCGCATACATTAACTTTATAAAATAATCGATTATTTTATACAATAGCAAATAATAAATTGTTATCTACCAGTGGATCCGAACCCACCATTCCCCCGTTCCGAACTGGATAGGTCATCTGCATTGACAATTTCAACATATACTGGACACAACGATGGGTGACATACTTGTAACAGTCGAGTGTGTTTCTCAACAACATAACATTCATCATTTGAATATTTTAACCATCGAAATGCACCAATCAAGTTACCTCGATACCCGGCATCAATAACACCAGTATGGTTAGCCAACATTAGAGGGGTTTTTGAAATACTAGATCGAGGATGGACCACATACGCAGAATTAGAGCATGTATCATTGATACAATCGATATAGAACATTTCTGCTCTAACCTGGGAATCAATAAAAGAAGTTTTGTAAGGTGTATGAAATTCGACATCTGATGGGACCAATAGATCAAATCCTGAATCCGGGAACACATGTTCCACCATGTTTATATTATGTTTTGAAATCATATCCTTATATTTTGGTACTAGGTTATCGTCCATGATTGCAATTTTCAAAACAGCAAAACTATTGGATAATTCTTTGGTTGCAGCTGCTGCCTTACGAGCATGCTTAATAGAAGCAATTAGGTCACTTGACATGTTACCTGAGTTCACAATATACAATATACTCAAACAATATTTAAGTCGTTTTGTGTTATGTAATTACACATATCAACTGGAAAATTCAAAAATGAATATAACAATTGCGTTAAGTTCATTCATAATAGATCTACCTGGCATTACTTCAACTTTTTGAACTCGCGCCATGAAATTGGCTTGCCACCTTCAAGTTCAACGACGCTGTCATCATGTGCATTGTCCAGATTTTCCATGCGTTTTGCAGCACTATCAATATATAATTCCTTTAATATTTTGCCGACCATGACGGATCCTTCGTGTTGATCGGTCTTGCCGTCTTCAATCAATTTCAATACCGTCAATAGTTTAGTCATGATAGTGAGGTCCAATTCATCATTCAACATTTTATTAAAGATGTCGGTGTAATTATTATACAAAAAACTACACTGATTTTGGCATAAAACGGCAAATTCATCGGGTTTAGTTTTACGTAGATCAGCATGTGTATTTTTAAGAGTATCCATTTTACGAACGTCATCTCTCATAGGTACACTATGTTTCACTGTACGGATAGAGGCGGTATTGTCTACCCCTTCCATTTCAGTTACCAGCTTCTTTAAATTTAATCGTTCATTGTCATTGAGATTAGCCATTTGAGACAATAATAAATCTAATATAATAACTAATAGTCGTATTTTTATGTTTATTTTTGGTTAAAGTTTATTTAGTCATTTTATCATGGGTTCTTTTGAACTATTTCTTAATAATATGTATACATAATGTTAGTAGATTTTACATATATTGTACTTGCCGCATTTATTTATCTAATTATCTTGATATCGTTAAGTACATGTATTCGGGTTATGCCTTATTCCCGTGATAAAATTTTTTCCATCGACTTCCCATATGAAGGGTTCAATTCGATAAATGACCCACCGGTTAGTGAAGAAAATACGCCTATTACGACATGTGGATACAATAGTGAACAGCCAGAATGTGGTTACAAAAAAGAGGAGTGTGTAAAATTACATGGATTTGACGAATTATATTGCCAACCTACTCACAAACCCAAATATTTTGATAAATTTATGGGTACCGAGACTGGTACGAATGGGAACCGTTTTGGATTATCGACGTCGAAAGGTGCATTGGCATTGTCACAAGAGCAAATTTCTTTACTAGCTACTCGTGGGGGCAACTCTGTCGATAAACCAGGGGAGGTCGGAAAGTAATCTACGGACATTTGACTGTCACGCCACAATGTTGACAATAATATACAGTCTTACTAAGTGTATCACTAATATCAATCGTATCCGATATTATGGTGTGATTACAGTGTTTCATTAAGTATTCGTTTACAAGATTTACAATATTATTATATTCGTTGTTTTGATTAATCGGATTAATTCCGTCGAGCTGCATTTTGGCTCTGGTCATAATCTCCAATGCAACCTCATCATTTTCGTTTAGTATTTCCATGTGTATAACTAAAAATATAAAAAAATGTTTATATTTTTTCAAAAAGATTGTTGTATCCACTTACACATAGTATGCAAGTATAACAATGCCAGACCCTCCTTTTCCACCGTCCTTATTATCAGAGATTGTTGATGATGCACCTCCACCACCATTCCCAGTAGTAGCATCTGCATCGGATCCATTTGAAGACGTGCCCCATTTACCACCATTACCCCCTGCACCATATATTAGGTTAGTCCCAGATATATCATTGACTATTCCGAAACCGCCTTGCATTCCCGTACCTGGTACTTTGCTAAAACTACCCCCGGCGGTTATGTTCCCCCCACCACCGCCTGCGGCATAGTCTTTATTATTAATATATCCAGAACCAAATATACCGGTACCAAACCCGCCGGTAGGGGAAATTAACCCATAAGCAGCATTTCCACCTATACGTGGATTACCATTATGATTGCTGCTTCGTTTACCACCACCACCTCCACTTGCAATAAATATATCAAATCTAGAACTATCCCCATTTGACCCATTACTATCAACATTTTCCTCATTATCTCCTGCACCACCATCTCCGCCATCGCCTACAACAATTGTATAAATGGTTCCTGTGGTGGCTGCAACGCCGCCGGATATTACCAATCCTCCTCCTCCACCGCCGGCTGAACCTGCATTATATGCACCGCCACCTCCACCGCCGCCACCAACGACTAAATACTTTACCTCTCGGACATTCTCAGGTGCTACCCAATTGAATGTACCAATATCTGCATATATCTGCGTTATTAGTGTATGAGGATGATATCTAGTACATTCAAATGAAAGTGTGTTACAATCGCCCTCGTTATTTTTTTTCCTCCAATTACGTGTCGACATGTTATACACAACACACATATTATTCGGAGAATGATACGGGGACAAAAAAAATCTATATAGATTTTTGTTTGCATTTGGTTAAATAATTTACACATACATGGCTAACATGCTTTGGCTTTGCTCTTCATGTTTAATAATGATATCTACTTCACGCTTATTTACAGTGAAAGGGAAGGTTACTTTTAGATCAATGTCAATGCCAATGATCTTGGTGTCTGGCTTCATGAGACGGAATAGATTGAGCTTGGTATAAATGATTTCAAGGCATCTCTTCAAATTACGAACGCCATCTTCTTCACTTGTTAGGCCCGGGTTTGAAATAATATAGTCCAATGTCTCGTCGGGAATGACAATGTCACCGTCGTTAAAGTTTACTTGTTCCTGGATCTTGGGTAAGATATACTTACGTGCAATCGTGACCTTCTCCTTCCCGTCGTATCCCTTGGTCTGAATGCGATACATACGATCGCGCAAGATAGGATTTACCTTTGATTCGTCATTGTAGCTGAAAATGAACAAACACTTGCTTAGATCAAAATCGACCTCCGAGAAGTACTTGTCATGAAATTGACTATTCTGAGAAGTGTCTGTTAAATGTGTCAGAATGCCAACAATCTCCTCACCGCGAGGTGTATCGCTAATCTTATCCAACTCATCGAAGTAAATAACAGGGTTCATACACTTGCTGTCAATGAGGATTTGTACAATCTTACCCCAACTACTGCCTTCATAAGTGTAGGAATGACCTTCCAGGAAACTACTATCTCCGGTTCCACCCAAGGCAATAAATGTGAATTCGCGACCAAGGATCTTACTAATGCCTTCCTTTACAAGAGTAGTCTTTCCTGTACCCATTGGTCCCTTAATGGCAATGGCAGTGCCCATAGCAGATGGGTTTGATATCCATTGACCCACCATCTGCATAATTTGGAGTTTTGCATCGTTAAGACCGAATACACACTCGTTCAACGTAGTCATTGCCTTGTCCATATATTCGTGGCATTTTTCCTGGCCATCAGACATGGTGATAGTAAGATCTCGATAAATACCAAAAGGGATCTTCATAAATGTATCAACCCAATTTTTGATTTTGTAATATTCGTTATCGCTGGGTTCCATTGATCGTAGGACACTAAGTTTTTGCATGGCAACTGACTTGAACTTGGCTGGCATTTTGGAATCGAGTAATGCTATACGATATGGCTTAGTAATGTTGGTGAGACTATTAATCTCCTTCAAATCCTTCATAACACGCAACTGCTCCTTATTAGATAGTTTTTTCTTAAAATAGTCAATCTCATTTGTCTGTTTCTTATGAGAATGGATGAGTTTATGATACGACTTAGCATTGTTTGTACGCGATTTCTTGATCAACTTCTTAATAGAGGTATCACAATCCAATACAGCTTTTTGTAGAACTTTGTTGTTGGGTTTCTTGTTCAATTGCACTGACAATGTCTTCTTTGTATCAACGAGATCCAAATACTCCTGTTCAATATCAGTGAGTTCAACTTCGTCGTCGGATTTTTTATCAGCGGCAGCGGCAGCAGCATGACGTTTTTTGTCGGTCTTATTTTGCTTTTTTTGTTTCTTATTGTTTTTGACAGGAAGTTCAACCTGTTCGTAGGTCTCTTTCATGAACATCTTCTCATCGTCACTGTTGCAATCAACGTCATCTTCTTCATCATTGTAATCATCCTCGGCGGGTTCATTGCCACCAGCACCACCCAGGAAGAGAATATTATAAGCACCATCTTCTTCCTCCGGGTCATAATCATCGTCATCTTCTTCATCTTCTTCATCGTCATATTCGGACGAACTTTCCTCGGTTTCATATTTCTTTGATTTGCGCTCCTTGGTTGAAGAAGAAGAACGCTTAGATTTCTTGGACTTAGATCGCGATTTATCTTTCTTCGTATCGGCAGCGGCCGCCTTTTCTGAATGTTTTGCGCGCTTGGACATATACTTTGATGGGAACAACTTAGATACTATTTTCTGGATTTCTGCTCGACTAATATCCTCTTCTTCATTGTCACTATCTTCCAAACTTTCGTCTTCATCACTATCTTCCTCGTCGTCACTATCGTCTTCGGTTTCAGCAATGTCTTCTTCGTCGTCTTCTTCATCAAGGTCACCAATGCTTCGTGTACGCATTCTATGTTTAGGAGGTTCATACGTGGAATCCGACATAGTTTCGTAATTGTCGCTGTCGCTATCGCTGTCGGAACTGTCTGTGTTTATTCTAAGCTTCTTCTTTCTGTCGTCGGACTTGGAACGAGCATGATCCTTGTTCTTAATCTGTTTGTTGGAAGGCATTGTCTTGAATTTGAATTGAAATAACTAAGTAATTAGTTGAAATGGTTATGATGGTATAGTTACCAAAAAAACCTTCAATTTTTTAAGATTGACATACAAAACAACTATATAGAAAATTGAATTATCGATATAAAAATATAGCATGTATAATTATAGGGTAAAATTATGCAAAGTAACGCATCAAATATGGATCAACGCAAGAAGCCATCTCGTATCATTGGTGTACAATTTAGTATGTTGTCACCAGAGGAAATTCGTAGAAGTTCCGTGGTCGAGGTAACTAGTCGTGATACATATAAAAACAATGCACCTGAACCGAATGGTTTATTTGATCCGCGAATGGGCGTATTGGAACCGAGAACAATTTGTCCGACCGACGGTCTAACGTATATCGATACACCTGGTTATTTTGGACACATAGAGCTCGCTCGTCCGGTATTATTCATTCAACATATCAAAGAAATCATGAAGATCAGTAAGAGCATTTGTTTTAAGTGTAGTAAACTAAAACTAAATAAAAATCAACATAAACATGCTATGGATATGAGATCCGAGAAGCGTTGGGATTATGTATACAGCATCGCTTCAAAGGTCAAGCGTTGTGGTGATAACATTGAAAATGGATGTGGGTGTAAGCAACCAGACAAGGTGAAGTTGGAGGGCATGGCGACTATTCAGGCGATTTGGGAAAATATAGATACGGATAGTGAGAACGAGTCGAAGTCAATTACACTTCGTCTAACGCCTGAGTTGTTGTTGAAGAATTTCCACAGGATAACCGACGAGGACATTTCATTTATGGGATTTAGTCCTTTATGGTCTCGCCCCGAGTGGATGATTTGTCAAGTATTACCGGTTCCACCGCCAGCAATGCGTCCTTCGGTGAAACATGATGCTCAACAAAGAAGTGAAGATGATTTGACGCATATTTACAGTAATATTATAAAATACAATAAGGATCTTGCTGATAAGATTGCTAGCAATGCAAACCCAAATGTGATCGAGGGACTGACTACCCAACTCCAATACTTCATAGCTATGATCGTAAATAACAAGGTGAAAGGTGCGGATAGTTTACGCCAGCGGTCAGGGCGTCCTCTTCAATGTATCATGGGCAGATTGAACAGTAAGAATGGTCGTATTCGAGGCAATCTAATGGGAAAACGTGTTGATTTTAGTGCACGTTCTGTGATTACAGGTGATCCGAACCTTTCTATTCGCCAATTAGGCGTTCCAATGAAGATTGCAAAAAATATTACGAAACCCATTGTGGTGAATGACCGCAACAAGGACTTCTTGTTGAAGCTTGTTCAAAATGGACCAGAGGAATACCCTGGTGCTAAGATATTAGAGCGTAAGAATGGTGAGAACATTTCGCTCAGATATGTGGATAGATTGTCTATCCGTCTTGAAAATGGAGACACAGTACATCGTCATATGATGGATGGTGATGCGGTCTTATTTAATAGACAACCAAGTCTTCATAGGATGAGTATGATGTGTCACATCGCTAAGATTATGAAGAAAGGTGATACGTTTCGCATGAATGTTGCAGATACTAAACCTTACAATGCCGATCAACTTCTCCCATTGAGGTCGGCAACAGGGGGACTGAAAAGGTTGATACCCCCTAGTATATAAATTAAGAAATAGGCAAACAAGATAAATAAAAATATAACAATGCCTGAGGAATTTAAGAATTTATATGCGACACACCTTGATGCTGGAACGGCCTGAGAGCCTTAACTACCACCCTGTAATGGAAACGTTATAAGGGGAACTCGGTTAATTACCGAACCCAATGGTCATAATGTTAAGGATTGGCTAATCAGCAGCGTTACTGTCTAAGTCCGTTATGATAGGATACGACAGGCGTTCAGAGACTGAACGGGTGTGGGTGAATGATGAAGGATTAACCATCCTGAGTTTGCTTAAGATACAGTCCGCCCCTCTGGGAAACCTTTGGGATTATATACCACTGCTCTACCGCAGTGGTAGCGTTCGATGGAGATGAAATGAATATGCATATGCCACAAAATGTGTTGGCAGAAACAGAATTAAAAAATTTAGCAGCAATTCCATACCAAATGATTAGTCCAGCAGGAAATGCACCAATCATAGGAATTTATCAGGATTCGTTATTAGGATCCTACCGGATTACAAGACCCAACATTAACTTCACCCCACGTGACGCAATGAATTTGTTGATGATGTTTCCAAAAGTGAATGTAGATGCCCTTCGTGCAGATACATCAAACAGTGATGGCAAGATATCTAACTTTGATATATTATCTCAGATCTTGCCGCCACTAACAATGAAATTTAAGACCAAGTTATTCGATGACGATGAAGACTACGTGACCTCCAACAATGTATTGGAAATTCGCAACGGAAAGTATATTCGTGGTCAAATGGAGAAGTCAGTGTTAGGTTCAGCAAGTAAGGGTATTATTCATAGAACAAACAATGATTTTGGTAACATGCAAGCGTGTAATTTTATAGATGACTTACAGAATGTTGTAACCGAATATATGAAATCCAGTTCATTCAGTGTAGGTATCAGCGATTTAATGGCCAATCGCAAAACACAAGATAGTATTATCCAAGAGATTGCGAAGCAGAAGCAGGAAGTACAAGCTTTGATAGAACGTGTACATCTCGGAACCTTCGAGAATAACACATCGGCTACAAACAACAAAGAGTTTGAGACCAATGTAAATAATATTCTGAACGAGGCAACAAACAAGGCGGGTAAGATCAGTCGCAAATCATTGAGCAAGGATAACCGTTTCCTCATGATTGTAAATTCAGGTTCAAAGGGTACACTTATCAATATTTCGCAGATGATTTCTTGTTTAGGTCAGACGAACATTGATGGGCAACGTATTCAATATGGATTTGATAACCGAACCTTGCCTCACTTCAATAAGTTTGATGACTCTCCAAACGCAAGAGGATTTATTGAGAATTCGTATATTTCAGGATTGACCGCTCCCGAGCTATTCTTCCATGCAATGGGTGGTCGTATTGGCCTTATTGATACTGCGGTAAAGACATCGCAGACGGGATATATCCAGCGTAGGTTGATCAAGGGTTTGGAAGATTTGAAAGTAGAGTATGATATGACTGTCAGAAACAACAAGGGGAAGATTGTCCAATTCGCCTATGGTGATGATGGATTTGAGTCAACCAAGACCGAAAACCAAATCATCCCCTTGGTAGGAATGAGTGTAGAAGATATTTACCTACATTATGATATTGTAGGCGTGAATGACCAGACAACGGAGACAATCAATGTATATACCAAGGGTGCAGCCGGTCGTATTAAGAAGCAGAAGACTGATACAAAGGCGAAGTGTGCGGCCTATATTGAGAAGATGCTTTCAGCAAGAGATACGATTATTAAAACTGTATTCGTCAATAAGAATGACAATGGTGTTCGTCTACCGGTTGCATTCCAGAGCACAATTGCAAATATTCAAGGACAATTACATTTAAATTCGTCGACGATTGTTGACATTACACCAATGGAAGCCTTTGAATTGATCGAAGAATATTACAAGAAGTTGAGCAGTTTACATTTCGTAAAACCCACTAGCTTGTTCGAGACCATGTATTACTTCTACTTGACACCAAAGGACTTGCTCGTACATAAGCGGTTTCATAGAGCTGCACTAGTAATGTTGTTGGAGACAGTATTATTGAAGTTTAAGCAGTCCATTGTTCATCCAGGAGAAATGGTTGGAGTAATTGCAGGGCAATCTATTGGTGAACCAACTACACAGTTGACCTTGAATACCTTTCACTTATCGGGTGTAGCAAGTAAATCGAATGTAACACGTGGTGTTCCCAGAATTGAGGAGATCTTGCGTCTTACGAAGAACCCGAAGAACCCATCACTTACAGTCTACATGAACACAATCGACCAATGTGATAAGGATCGTGCTAGTCAGTTTTCAAACATGTTGGAACATACTCGATTAGTAGATGTAGTAAAATCCGCTCAGATTTGCTTTGATCCGAATGACAAGTCTACTAATATTTTAGAAGACAAGGAGTTGATCGAGCAGTATTACGAATTTGAGAATATGGTAAATGAATGTTTAGATACGACAGATACCGACCACACTGACGGCAAATCGAAGTGGATTATTCGCATGGAAATGGATACCGAGACACTTCTAGAAAAGAATATTACCATGGATGATATTCATTTCGCCATTAATTCTAGTCATGGAGAGGATGTATCATGTGTGTATTCGGATTATAATGCGAACAACCTAATCTTCCGTTTCCGTTTGAATGACAAGATATTGAGTAAGGGTAAGAAAGTAAAGGGCGTACCAAGTGCATTAGACCAGTCTGATGAGATATATATGCTGAGAAACTTCCAGGAAAACTTGTTGAACAATATTGTACTACGTGGTATTACAGGAATTAAGAATGTGTTGCCTCGTAAGTTACAGAACAATGTACTAAAAGAGGATGGCAAATTTGTTCGTAAAGACATCTGGATTATGGATACAACTGGTTCAAATCTCATGGAAATGTTAGCCATTGATTTCATTGATGCAAACCGAACATTCTGTAATGATATTCACGAAACCTATAAGGTGATGGGAATTGAAGCAGCAAGGCAGGTATTGTACAATGAATTAGTAGAAGTCATGGAATTTGCAGATGTATATATTAATTATCATCATCTCAGTCTGTTATGCGACAGAATGACTTCCACGGAAAACATGGTGGCGATATTCAGATCTGGTATCTTAAATGATGATATTGGTCCGATCGCAAAATCCACATTTGAAGTTCATACGGAGGTATTATTGAATGCATCAAGACATGATGACTTTGATCATATGCGAGGTGTATCCTCAAATGTAATGATGGGACAGATGGGTGTATTTGGTACTGGATCATTCCAATTAGTACTAGACATGGACCAAATGAAAAATATGGAAGATGTTGAAGTTAGCAACAAGAACAATAAACAAGAAATCGATAGGATGTTCGGAGCAATTGAAGATGAAACGGATGCTTGTTCGAAAAATAACGTGGTCATACGTAACAATTTGGAGACAATCAAGTCAACCAATACAACCATGTGTGATGATGATGGGTACGATGCTGGGTTTTAGATTTTGATAGACAATCATACATAAATTGATAGTAATATGATTTTTTTCGGCAATAAATATTATTCGCGAATAAAGATATAAACAAATGTTACCGATGTATATCGGGTGTGTAAAGAAGGCTAGGAATATACAATAAAATCCGGGCTTAGCTCAGGGGTAGAGCAATAGACTGTAGTGGTATTTGCCGATAGTTATCTGTTGGTCGTCGGTTCAAATCCGACAGCCCGGAAATGATAAAATAATATTTATCTTATCATTTTTTCTAATTTCATTTGAGTTATTTTCCAATAGAAAGTTGATATGTATTCAAGTAAGTATCAAAATCGAGATTGTTCTCGATGTATTCGGTATTGTTCACCATAGCATTAAAGCCTTTAATATCGTTTAGTTTACACGATGGTGTAATAAGATGATATTCCGGCATTTGTATGTTATTCGCTGGACTACGGACGCAAAAGTAATTATCGATATGACGGTTTCCACCTAATATTACCCATTGAACACTCAGTCCCAAATTCGCTAGTGGTTTTTGAGAAAATAATAATATAGGTAGATTGAAAATGGAGGCGATTGCCCAGAGATCAAGATTTGTAATATAATATTCTTCGCTCATAATCAGATCATCCAATTTGATCTCGTTTTTAATTACCCGCTCGATCATACTACGCTTGCCATATTGCATTTTTAATATACGCAGTAGTTTACTTTGGTTGGTATTCATATGTTCGTTATATTTTCTACACAATGCATTTTTGATCAATTGTATGGAAACAAAACGATCGAGGTGTTTATTGATGATATCTATTAATACATAAAAAGTGCAATTATGTGAGTTGTTAAATACTACTTCGCGCGACTTGGGAGGTAATACTTTTTTCCAGAAACTGTTCTGATTTCCAATAATTTCGGGCAGTGTTTCCTTGACACATTCTGCTATAAAGATACTCGCGGTATTGAATTGCACGTTTTCACTATTTTGTTGTTGAATAGACACCTCGGTAGAATATTTTTGACGAACAGATGGATCCGCAATATCATAGGTGATATTGTTTATATATTTATCTGCCGGAATAGGTATCAAATCGTCGAAATAATCACCATCTAATAATGATTGTAACAAGAGCAACTCGTCATCATTTAATTTATATTCGGAACTTCCTATATTTAAGTACCGTTTAGGTTCTAAAATAAACATTCTGATACGTTTATACCGTAACAATTCATCGGCTATCCGTTTAAAATACACTTTATTGTTGTCTCGGTTTGTAACTAAGTTGAGAGATGGTATAACCAATTTGCATACATCGTCATCATTGTCAGATACCAAGCAATATTGTTGTTTTTTGTATGTGTTCTCGATATCTACTATATTGGTTAGCTTGTTTAATACTCCGGGCTTGTATTTGGCAAAGGTAACTGTATCTTTTAACACATGTCGTAATAATAATTCCATTTTATTGAGGGCAATTTGATATGCAAATTGTTTATTACCCAGAATATTTATAATCTGGTCACGAATATCATAATTGTCATATCTACTCAGTGCAACCCGTAATGTAGTTCTAAATGCCGAGTAAAACTGACCTTCTAATTTAATATTGCGAATGGTATCTAATCTAAGTTGATCTTCTTGGCGATTGACCGCTAACTCTTTATCTGCCTCAACATAGCCATTATTCGCATGTCCAGTTGCATACAATACATCCATTCCATCGTCAATGTCGTTCGGTATAGGCGGATCGACCTGTATAAACTGATTGGTTTCTGTTACTATGCCTACAATTAGTTCGTCTTCTATGATTTTTAACATGGGTTTGCATAATATGGATTGATTTGATTTGTTACTTATTTGCATAAGAGCATTTATCGTTTTAATATAACTAGACCAAACAATGTCGTCGGAATATTTTATTTCCACATTCTGTATTATGGCCGAGGGGAATGATGGAACAAATATTTCCCATGGATTTTCCGTAATGTCCTTTACCATAAATCCGATGACTTTTCCGCGATAGTTTACAACTTGATGTAGAACCTTATAATTGTACATTCGCAACTGGCGTAGTAAATCATTGGCTAAGATGTTTGTCTTGTAGAGGTATTCTTTTGGCATACTCGGGCGAGGTTTACAGTAATTGCCGATGACATTCTGAATATTATTCAAGACCCGTTTTAATTCTGGCACCGCAATTTGTTGCGAAAATGTTTCCTTCGAACTGATAATTTTACCGAATTCGCTTTTATCATCTTCAATAATTTTATATAAATATACTGGTTCATAATATGCATCGCGTTTCAATAAGATTACCGTTTCTCTGCGGGGATCATACATATTTGACATATAGGAATTGGTGGGGCATATCAATTCAACATTGTCGGTAATATCATTATCAGTAATCTGCAATAGAAGCAAGTTTAATCCACTGGGGAATAGGTTAGAATTTACGGATGTAACTATATCCCATAAATAGGTATGATCAATCCATGCATCGTCGTCATGTAAATATTGTAAAAACTGTTCGAATGATGCGACCGTATGTTGATAGAAGTTCATTTCGGCATCGGCTGTATTATCCAAACCTTTGTAAAATTTGGACTGCTCGTATTTTATTAATACATCTCTATCAACTCTCGTTTGTTTTGGTTGGAATAAGGTGACCAATGATCCGTTTTGGTACTGTAAATACATATCTAACGTGATTGCATTGGCCAGTATTGTACGCATTTCTTTGATAGATGGGGTTGGTTGATTGTTCTCCTTGTATCTATTTACAGATGCATAAATATCAGCAATGCATCCAATAAACGATTGATGTTCACTCTGTTCGACACCATATCTTAAAAACGTGGTCGTATTTGACTTAATGATAGCAGCATTTTTCTTAGTAATAGCATCCGAGTAGTTTACATCCAAGAATAGTTGTATCGACGGAGGCAAAAATCCCCAGCGTTCCTTTAAAATCGGATATTTATCGAAGCCAACAACATACAATTTTGACGTTTCCGATATTTCCTGTTTCGGTTTTTTATCAGTCTCGTCTGTCTCTGTCACGACACCCTCCGGCACATCGACATCATCCGGCGTTATTTTCCATTCATCACGCGTTTTCCTGAGTTGATCGGAGCTCCATTTCTTACCGAAGCAACATGGTACTCCGTGGGTTGGGTGAGCATTCTTTAAAAATCCTGGGTTGTGTGTGACATATTCTCCATCTTTTTCATGATACTTGCCAGTAAACTCATGGACGTCTTCTTTTGCACATTTTCCATCTTGGATGTCTTGATCCGTAAGTGGCAAATTTGTCTTCATGCACCAGTATCTCGGACATATAAACCAGTGTTTGTTATCGGGATCGTGCCCATATTTTAATGCATAACCATATGCATCTCGGTTTTCTTTATCAATACGCTCTTTCTCTTCCTCTGTTAGAATAACAGGTTGTCTGTTTACATTCGCTGGACATGTTCTCGAATAGGCCTTATATTGCCCTTCTTTCCTAGCTAGGATGAGTTTGGGCTCTAATTTACGCATTTTATTGTAAAAAATATTTGCTTGGCCTTTCTCTTCTGTAATGAAGGCTGTTTTCTTAGCTCCACCAGTCATGTCATCATCTTGTTCTGCATCTTCCTCGTCATCATCTTGTTCTGCATCTTCTTCGTCTTCTTCGTCTTCTTCGTCTTCTTCGTCTTCTTCGTCAAAGAATATTATACCTTCTTCATCTTCTTCATCGAGTAAATCACCATCAGTATCTTCTAATACTGTAATTTTATTTACAGATGGAACAATGACATTATCTTCCTCGTCTGCTGTGATTACCTTTCGTTTTTTGCTACACAATTCGGCAATTTCATCCCTGGATACACCTGTTCCGTCTGGTATAGTCATAATTCGGAAAAGACTATCTAGATAGATATCTAGCACTTGGATATAACCAATATTATCTATATTTGTCATGACCAATGTCATAGTGTTTTCAGTTTGACTACTGCGTAATAATGCATTAAATCCTTGGTTCTCTAATATATCAAACGATTTGTTTACATATCTTCCATTGATCTGATTAAAATCATTGAGGTATTTTGCAACTTCCATTAAAGATTGCTCCTCTGTCATATTAAAATTCAGTACCAGAGCTTCAATTACCGATCGCTCGCTATTGGTGGTCTGGTATATTTTGGTAATCATACTTTGTATAGAAGTCATCTTTTTGTAGTTATCAACGCGTTTATAATTAAGTACCAATGGCCCACTAGAACTATGTTCGATTATTTCAAACAAGTTGGTTAGACAATTCAAATGCTTATTGAAATTGATATTATTTATAACCGATCCTATTTCAAAGGAATACTCAATATTTTGGATTTCCAACAATGGATGTTCAATATCAACAAAGGTATTCATTTTATAACCGGTTTGTTTTAAGAAATGGTTAAAGCGTTCAATAATAGTATTAATAGATGTCTTTAAAAAGTTATTTAATGTATCGGTAGTAACGCTCTTCGCCAAGGAACATTTTACCCGAATATTTCCATTGTGGCTTATAGTTAAATACAAATCAGTAGGCATATTGTTACAGGTAGCATTAACAAATAAAAATATTTCTCTACTAGATCCATACTTAGATAAGTTCGTGATTTGTTGTTTTTTTAGAAAAGGGATTTTTTTACCACCTTTTGACATTTTATTACAATACATTCTATATAAGTTCTCTTGACGAGGTGCAGGGTTGTATTTTACAAATGGTACATCCACAGTTGCATGAATATTTTTAAATATTACTTCCAAAGGTAATATAGTTGGAGCATCTGGATGCATTATCATATCAACTTCATGAATACCCTTTTTTAGGTTGGGTAATTCAGATGTACGCAAATAATGTATTTTATACAAGGCGTCGATATCAGCATTGTATTGTCGTATAGTATCATCTTCACTTACTTCTTTATCATCCACTATTAATTCTTGACGTACATTTGCAATTTCCTCCTTTGTATATACATTACGGGTAGCCAAAATTGGAAAATATAGTTCGGTTATATATTTATCATCCAGTCCGATACTTTCTGTATATTGGAGAACATCGTCGACTAAACAAACATACAGGGTGTTACGAACTGTCGGACCATAATTTAACAATAGGTCCTTCTCAAATGTTATTAGATTGTTCTCAGCAGTCTGTTTAAATGGCATTTCCACAGATGAAATATTATCATATGGGTTTGCTGGATACAATAGATCTCTATAACTAGAAAACTGTTGACCGATGGGTATAGAAACGTCTAATTTGGTATTATCAATCGGCAGATATTTGAACAATGTCTCATAACTATATGTATCTAGTTCTGGAATGTTCTCGATAACATCTGGTGCTATCCGCATATTATGTAATAACTGGGCTAACATATTGGACTTGAACTCAATTTTATTATTCTGAGTGATTGTATTGTAGATATTAAACAAATCCACATGCAAACTTGTCTTTGCAAACAAATACAGTTCGGGATAAGAAACCGTGTTTCTGTCCATATGTCCAAGAACCTTTCGTTTAATTGTCCGAATAGTATCATCATAACGAATAATATCATCCGAGAACACTACTTGTGTCTGATGTAATTCAATATCCGCAAGTTCAATTTCGCTAAACCAATCCGTTAACGTTAAGTTAGTATCTTTATTGCCATTAAATATAATAATACGAGCGACATTACGTTCTTGGTTTAGTTGGTAAATCTTATAAACATGTTCGTTTGGAATATTTGTTGCAGGCCCAGATAACAACGTGTTTGTTGCTTCCATTATATACAATAAAGTTATTTTATCAGTAATCTATCCATAATTTTGTATTCTTTTACAAAATTATATTATTCCATCACTGAAACTCTCCACATCAAGCATGGTTCCAAATCTCGTCAACAAGTCCGTTCTTTATACACTTTGCGGAGTCCCACCATAAATCATGTTTTAATATTTCGTTTAGTTCCTTTCTAGGGATTGACGCGTGGTTTTTATATATATCCTTAATTTTTTCCATAAGCAACTTATTGTTTTCAAAATCATCTTCAATCTCACTCATTTTCCCCCATAGTCCAGATGATAGTTGGTGTATCAACATATGAGCATTTGGTCGAATATATCTCGTATTGCCAACCACACTAATTAATGTACCAGCTGATGCAGTTGCACCTTCAATGATAGTATGTATCGGGACTTTACATGATTTTATAACATCAATTGCGGTTAATGCATCAAATACAGATCCACCGAAAGAGCTAATATGTAAATAAATGGGGATTGGATCATCGCTACATAGATTGTGTGCTAAGATAATATTTGCCAATTCTAACTTGCGAATATGTGTAGTTAATTTAAAAACCGAGTCCCGATCTACTTCGGAGTGGAAGTAAATATGGTTATTTTCTTTGGTAATGTATTTATTTGATGTGCTGATATCATCAATGGTTTCATCGTCATCATCTTCATCACAGTTTTTTGATTTCTTGGTCAAAAACCGTTTACTTCTTGTATTGTATTTGTATTGAAATGGATACATATCTGAATTACAATAGACCAACCTTTCTATATGACTATCACTAATGATTTATGCAGCGAATAATATAGTTCAAATATAACTATATCATTTACAATATTAGAATGAAGCATTAGGCCGGTTGTTCTTTTTCATAACATCATCGGTGGACATCTCGCGAGTAGACGCACCACCACGAACCCAACCATCGAGAGCAGCTTCTTCGATGGTATTAGCGGCATTATTGACACGCTCCTCCATCTTTTGGTCAGTAGGATAAAGAGCGTACTTTGCAAACGATTTATCCATAATGGTAGATTCGCTTTTCTTGTCCGCCACCATTTCTCCGTGTAAGAGTTGCGACTCTAATGCTGGATCGCAACTACCACGTCCAAGATAGGGAACAGTAGCGAAAGGGCGTTGGAACAATTGTAACTTCTCCACAGCATGGTCTTGCTCGGTCTTCAACTTTAATATGGACTCGGTATCGACTGCGTCGTTATGTATACCAGAACCATGAGTAATTCCACTGAACATAACAGCTGGCTGCTTTGTGGCAAAATTGACATGGTTATTAGCAGTTTTATCGCTAAAATAGTTTGATAGCGTATAGGTTGAGAATTTAGTATTGTGAACATTGCGCTGTGATTGATCGGTCACGTCGGCACCAATACGATCCGCATTATTAAATAGATACGAACTAACAGAAGACATTCTAATTAACTTATTATATTATAGTTAGAGAATGAAATTTATAAGTTGTCAATTTAAATGATAATTGTATCAGTTAAATTGTGCACACGTGCTAAATAGATAGATATTTTATTAATAATTTGTATAATGAGACGTATTTCTTGCACAGGCAAAGTTATTGCCTTCTTTGCAAGATATCATACTACCGTAACAAAATTCCGCAAATGATTGTTGATCGTTTGGTATAGTTGTATTAGGATTTGAATTAAATGGACGTAGAGATTGTTCAAATACGAAATTATCTCCTAAATCCTTGAACAATTTGTCTGCAATATCTGGTTGATCTGGATTAGCATCTACTACTAATTGTTTTGCACTCTTTACTATTTCGTCATTCACTTTGTTATTAAATGCTGGTGGAGCCGGTTTCTTGTCTGGATTGTAATCATAATCCGTCATCATGACATTGCTAAATGGATTACTGGAATCGGGCGTTAGAAATGCATCGGTAGGAATTTGCTGATTGCTTTCTTTTAAATAAGCAATCGCCGGATTTTCGAACCCCTCTTTTACCTCTTCGACTGTTTTTTTATTGTTGATCTTTTTCCGTTCTTTCTCATGATAATGATGTAATATATAGATCGCACCAACCGTGATTAATCCAACGATAAAAGTACGTAAACTACGAGATAATAGAGAACCTACAACCGTTAGTAATATAACACTTCGGGTAACAGCATTCAGCTTTTGCTCATATGTCATATCCTCTACTGGAAAGAATTCCAATAAATATTTTTGGTTAAACAAAACATTCGGATTTTCTGCCCAAAAAGGTATGTGTTTTGGACGTTTGTTACTACTTACGCCACATGCCCCATTTTGAGAAGCACAATTAGCATTTATTTTATTGTCATCCTCAGTAAGGGCATTATCAGATGTGGACGACTTTAATTTAGTTTGTACCATCGAATTGTAAATAATATATATAATGGGGTTGTATATTATTCTTCATAAACAAGCAATATTTTAGCTAGGTGACGAAATCACTAAATCTTTCAGTAGCATTACAGTAATTTCTTTTTTACACATTTCGTATCTATTTGAAATGTATCACATTCTTCATTGTTTGGTATAATCTTCAATATACATTTCGACTTTTCGCCATACAATGGTTCTGTGCATCCATCCTCTATTTTCTTATTACGCTTACGTGTCTTGTTTGGCTTCGTTACAATTTCGCTTAATGGATGACTACATCTTGCACGAAAATGTTCGTATCGTTCTCGAACCTCGTGATAGGAAAGACCCGATTTTTTCCCTAACATCTTGTTTACAACCTCATGAAGCCGATATATATACTTTGAAAATGTCACACGAGATTTCATATGTGACATAGTAAGAGGTAAAGTTTTTAAATTTTTAGAGAAATTCTTACGACATTTACCACATGGCAATACATATTTTAGTTTTAATATGAAGTTTCTATATTGGTGTTTCTCATCACTTGTTGGATTTACCGGATAATTGAAACTGATTGAATGCATTGCATGCCACATACTTGGACCCCATACTGTGGTCAGCATACCATTATTGCTTTCATAGTC